TGCCACCTGTGCGAGTAACACCGTCCTCACCATAAACTTCAAAATCAACGCTCATAAAAACATCTCCTGTTTGTGCCAGCTACATGCCAGCGTGGTTTTGTAGCAAGCGGAATTGCTTGCTGCGGTAATAACTACTCGTCGTCCAGTTCAAATGCGACAAGCTTCTTAGCCTGATCAATGTACCAATCGTAATCAACCAAACTCCAATCAAAATTCTTTACATCACTACAATCAATCACCGATACACCAGCATTGATACCAATTCTTCGCTCTGGTGAGGGCTTATCAATTGTGCGAACAACTTCATAACCCTTCCGTTTGTACTTATCAATGTCCGTCTTAGCTTTCACTTCAACAACATCACCATCTTTTTCAAGAACAGTCCAAACTTCAGGTTTGTCTAACGGGGGCATTACTTTTACAAGCTCGCCACCACCAATAGCCACAAAGTACCTACAAATGTTTTGTAGCTGAATCTCAACACCATCTTCACGCACCATCATCAGTTTACTTGAGCGTGGAACTTTAGTCCTAGCCATAAAGTCAAACTTGTCAGTACATTCACGGATAGTTTTCTCAACAGGAATACCATCAACCAAGTAATTCACTGCTGCACGTTTAATCACAAGGTTTGACTGATTCTGATGCCAACCAAGACCTTCGTAAACAAACCGACCCTTTGTCTTAACACTACCATCTTCTTTAACAGCAATGTAGTTATTTACATCTGCAATTGCCATTTTAGAATATACAACAGTTTCAAGATCAAGTCTAGTTGTTTTTTCCCAATCCTTACAAATTTCATCAGTCAACGCAACGTCACCTCGTTTACAGCGATAGGTTAGACCGTCTGTGTTACATTGAATAATTTGCAACCCATCAACCGTCAACAATTTTTCAGCAAGCATACACAATGAAAGCTGACCATTGATAGTGATTGCCATTGTGAACTTCGGGTCATACAAAGGACTAAACTGATCGTTAGACGCACCATACGTTCCGTTCAAAGCCAACTTCAAAGCAGCATTTTCATTACTACCTTTCTTGGTTTTCTTACGTTGTTCGTAAATATCCTTGTAGATGTCACAGAATTGCTCACCAAGATGCTCAGGAAAAATCCTGTTAGAAATCGCTAGGTTAGGGTAAAAACTTGATCATGTTTATCGACGCTTTCGCTAATCGCATGGACTATATCTTAGGTTGTTTTACCCATTTGTAACCTCTGTAGGTTTTTTTATAACCATTACAGACGTTATATATTGCTGGTGGGTAAAAGTCTGGATATAACAAAACAACACTGCTCATGGAATCAAAGATGTTTACGACAACACCATCAAGTGTCATCTGTATGAAATCATACTGTCTACGATTCTCTGAAACCTTTTTAGCCATAGCCTGCTTTTTAGCTTCATCCTTCCACATCTCAGTAGATGCTTTAGATATAGCAGCCTTACGTTCGTCGGTTATTTTAACAACACCACTTGCGTATTGAGCTTTTTTGATTTCAGACATCCTAGACTTCATCTCATCAGTCCATTTGTTACCATAGTTTGGGTTATTCTCGCCAGAGAATATGATTGACATTATTTCCAATGTTTCTTTCGATGCCTTATGACCATCTGTAGAATTGTCAGACCTAAGATTGTAACCAAACTCACGATCAAGAGACTTAAAATGCAACATCCAATTATACTCAGCATCTTGCAATAAACAAGTCTCACAATCATCAGGTAACACTTCAAGTACAGAAAAAGAAAAGTTCTCAAATCCATACTTTTTAACAGCATTATATAAGTGTCGGTTTATACTCTTACCACAAGTATCACTTTTAAGCGAACTCTTATGATTCAAGATTCTATCCTCAACACTTCTTGATAAACCAACATAGACCTTTCCGTCAATGTTGTTCTTTATCATGTATATTCCAGTTGTCACACAACCCCCTTGTACTTCGAGAAAACAACATTTTAGCCTTTACGCCATTTGTTGTCAACCCTACTCTACTCCGTTCTCACACATCCATTACTGAAAGTGCTACCGTTTCGATAGTCTCTGAACGTTCACCTGTTCGGTGCTTCGCTGCTGATTGTCGAATCTTTCAATTTTTCAAGCATTCACACCTGCGCATTTTTCATCGCTATGTTGTAGCATTGAAAGCTCTAACGAGTTTCCAGCAATTCACAAGGTATTTTGGCTTTTAAAGATCGCCGTGTTACGCTATAAGTTTAACGTCCCGATCTACGATAATCCAATCATCATCACTCTCAACAACCTGAGCTTCAACAGAGGCATGAATCCCACCAGTACCAAACACATACTCCAAGCCATCAACCACAACATTCAATGACTCAGCAACATTCCAATTCCACCAATAACTCACCTTTCCAGATTTCAACCGCTCATCAGACAACCACCCCGCAGGATGCTTCTGTTTTAACGATTCAATCTGACTTTCAGAAGGCTTGCTAAATTGTTTGACACGCTTCTTTTTAAGAACAGCATACTTTGCAACATCACCAAGCTCTGACTCAAGAATGTCAGTAAACACACCTTTTGTTTCAGTGATTGTCTTTGACTTGAACCATTGCAACACTGTATCAAATTCAGGTCGATCAAATTTCACATAGTCAAAGATACACTCTGACAGGTCAATCTTGTCACGCTTAGTTTGCATCATCATCCGTTGACCACCAACACGCTTGTAACAACACCCCTCATTTTGCTTCTCAAGCTCTGTGACAAAGTGATCCTTGCCAATCTTGGTGTCATTGAAGTTGAGCATATTCTTTCCGTACAACTCACCCAACCCAACACGAAACTCAATCTGGTTAAGACTCTTTTCAAGAAACATTGCTGTTGCTTTCACGTCATGTGCATTATATTTAATGAGAGTGTCGATCTGATCATCCGTCAAACAAACACCAACATCAAATGGTAAATCCTCAATATTATCCATCCTCATGTTGAACTCAAGCATCTTCAGGCTTGTTGCTCGCGCAGCATTGTCAAAATGATGAATCTTGTACAAGTCAATCTGCTTAACATGACAATCTTTATCACGAATAATCGAACCAAAACGGTCATCACTTTTAATGATTGACATTGCTTTGTGATAGATGTCAAGAACTGATGATTTTGGATTATTTAAAATGTAGTGAACAACAGGGTAGTCAAATCCAACATTGTTGAATCCAACCATGTACCCACCACGTTTTGAAATACCATCCAAATATTCAAACATCTTTTCACGTTCATCCTTGCGAGATGATAATTCAAACACACTCATTTGACGTGTCTGCATATTACCAATCGCAAGAGTGAACACGTTTGGATATGTTTCAATGTCATACACCCAAAGGTCACTCTTGTTCAAAATACACTCCTCTAAAAACTCTGCTGATATACGTCCGTAGTATACTCCAAAGGAACTACATTGGCAACAGTCTGTGACTCACCATACTTGTTTTTAAAGTAGGTTTCCTTGTCGTGTAACGTGTGAGTTTCAAGATCATAAAACCACTCACCAGCAACACCTGTTCGACCAGTCCATCGACACTTAGGTACTTCAATCAACGTGGTGTTTTTCTCAATCTCACACTCAGCATACTTGTCACGAGTTGCGAAAATATTACATCCAGCAGACTTCGCCAAGTTTGATACACCAGAAAAATCATCCTCTGTCAACTTACGAACCTTACGTTTACCGTCACGATCAGTTTCAGTCTTACCTTTTGTGATGTGACAGACATTAAACACTGAAACACCATCCTTGATGATTAGCTTCAAATACTTAATAAAGTCGGTTTGCTGCTCAATTGTTGCACCCTCAAACAAGTCGTTAATCGGGTCAAGTACAATAAGCTTGCAATTGTGCTTCTTGATCAGTCGGTTCATTTGCAGCTTAACAGCCTCTAAACTACCATCGCGATCATCAAGAATGACAAACCGCTCCTCACCATACTCATTTTCACGAAGCTCTTTACGCTTCTCTTTAACCCAATCCTGCTGCACAAACGCCACAGCATCTTTCGGGTCTTCAATAAGCTGAATCTTCTTGCCGATGTGACGACTAAGCATTGCTGTCATGTATTGACCAGCAGTAAGCTCTAATGAAACAATGCCAATTTTATGAGGACTATTGAAAATCCAATAGTAGATCATCTCATTGACAATACTTGTCTTGCCACCACCAGTCACAGCACCAAGATTGACAATGTACCCCAGAGGGATGCCACCGCACATGATTTGCTGTAACTTCTCCATAAATGGTGGAAGTGGAATCTTTTCACGACCCAATTCCTTTTCAATCTCGTCATCGGCATCTTTAGATGTTTTTACACCCGTATTAACCAATGGTTGAGCGTCGTAGAAATTCGATACAAACTGCTTATGACGACCATGACGTAACATTTCACAAGGGTCTTTCATTGATAGACGTGCAATCTTAACCTTTTCTTTTGGTAAGACAGCAGCAATATCTAACGCAGCCTTGTTACCAGCGTCATCATTATCCATCATGACAACAATGTTTTCAAATCGGTTAAACCAGTCGTAGTTTTGAGCAACCTGCTTTACAGCACTACCTTCGCCACAAGTAGGACTAACAACAGCAACACCGTCATATTCGTCCTTGTTTTTTGAGATTTGATACTCGCGCAACATTTGATATGCGGCAACCTTATCTTCCTCACCACCAACAATCAAAACATCACGACCACCTGTGTAAAGATGCTGACCACTCAAATCATTGGACAAACCAGTTTTACCGATATTCTTCAAACCAAATCGTTTCGGTAATACACGACTCTTAAACCCTTGCAACTTACCATCAAGAGTTTCTGGATAGTAAACAGCAATAATTTGCCCTCTACTATTTCGCTCAAACCGATGACCAAAAAACTCAACATACTCGTCTTTGAACTCACGATACTGAGTTCGATCAGCCATCTTTGCGGACTTATTAGTGATAGATGATAATGCTGCAAACTGCTCCTGAGTAATTCGCTCTCGTGGTTTTTTTAGCGTCGTCTTATCGACAACAAAGTCACCAATGATAACCTTTAACTCAACAAGCTCATTATGCGAAAATGATGATGAACAATCACCACCAAAGCAATAAGCTGAATAACTATCACCATCCGAGGATTCGTTCAGATAAACAGCTAAATTATCACTACTACCACAAGCAGGACAGGCCGTGTGCTTTACAAACAAACCATTTGAATCAGTCATCATCCCTCCTCACCCTTAATCTTCCACAAACCATCTGACATTCGCTCAAGCTGCACCACCTCAACACCACACATCTTCAACACTTTAACACCCTCAGTGTCACGATAGTCTTGGTGGTAGTAAACCTTAGCAACACCAGCAGCAGCCAACATGCTTGCACAATGTGGACAAGGGCTGTGCGTGACAAACAGCGTACTACCAACAACACTCACACCTTCACGGGCTGCTTTCAACAAGCAATTCAACTCAGC